CTTTAGAAAAAAATAAATTTAGCATAAGGCAATATTTTAGATATGCAGCAGGATCAACAAGGACGTTTGGTAAATTATTTAGAACAGAGTTTGACACGATCTCACAGGTTGCAGAAGATCGTGTTAAAAAAATGCAAACCCAATATATTAAAATGGGTAGAGATGCCAAAGGCGCTATGCAAGCAATGGCAATCACTCCAAAACAACTTAACATGGATGACTATGCAACAAAAATGCAACTTGCTGCACAAAAACAACAACTTTTTAATCAACTATTAAAGCAAGGGTCAACAAATTTATTAAATTTTGGTAAAAATACACAGTGGGCTGGCCGTCAGTTAATGGTTGGTTTTACTTTGCCATTGGCCATGCTTGGATCTACTGCAGCAAAAGCATTCATGGACATGGAGACTGCAGCCCTTAAGTTTAGAAAAGTTTATGGAGATTTGTTAACTCCAAAAGAAGAAACTCAAGCAGCCCTAGATGGAATAAATGCTTTAGCAAATTCATATACAAAGTATGGAATTGCCGCTTCTAAAACAGTTGGCCTTGCAGCAGATGCAGCAGCAGCAGGTTTTAAAGGTGCTGACTTACAAGCACAAACAGAGCAAGCGACAAGACTTTCTGTTCTTGGACAAATTGATCAACAAAAAGCATTAGAAACTACAATTGCTTTACAAAATGCATTTCAAACTTCTAATAAAGATCTTGCAGACTCAATCAACTTCCTCAACTCTGTTGAAAACCAGACAGTTTTATCTCTTGACGATGTAACAACAGCAATCCCAATTGCAGCACCAATTATTAAGTCTCTGGGTGGAGATGTTAAAGACCTAGCATTCTTTATGACTGCCATGAAAGAAGGTGGTATTAATGCAGCAGAAGGCGCTAACGCTCTAAAATCTGGTCTTGCTTCTATTATTAATCCAAGTGGAAAAGCAGCAGATATGCTTGCGTCAGTTGGAATCAATATACGTGCAATTGTTGAAAAAAATGGCGGGGATTTAAGAAATACTGTACTAGGAGTTGCAGAAGCATTAAACACATTAAGGCCATTAGACCGTGCTAGAGCAATTGAGCAATTATTTGGAAAGTTCCAGTTTTCTCGTATATCAACATTATTTGCTAATATTGTTAATGAGGGCACGCAAGCATCTCGTGTGTTAGATTTGACAGAAATGTCTATGTCTGATCTTGCATCAACTGCAGATAAAGAATTAGGGCTTACCGCTGACAACGCTATGAATAAGTTTAAGAAAACAGTTGAAGATTTGAAAGTTTCATTAATACCAGTTGGGCAAGCATTTTTAGAAGCAATTACCCCAATTCTAGAAACTGTAAATAACCTTCTTTCTAAATTTAAAGATATGTCTGATGGATCTAAAAGAGCAATCACGATATTAATAACTGTTGTTGGTGGCCTTGGCCCAGTGCTCTTAATGACATTTGGTTTGCTGGCAAATGGTTTGGCAAATATTTTAAAACTATTTGCAATGCTTCGTGGGGGCTACCTAAAACTAGGGGGACAATCACAAGTTTTGGGAGAGCAAACTCAATACTTAACTAGCGAACAAATTGAGGCTGCTGCAGTTGCAAGTTCTTTAGATCAATCACACGCAAGGCTTACACAAACCTTTAATGTACAAAAAGTTGCACTTGATCAATTAAGAAATTCATATATACAGGCTACTGGCGCTGCTCTTAAATTTGCCGTTAATAACCCAGGATTAATGTCAACACCAAAGAAATATGCAAAGGGTATTGCAATAGTTCCAGGATCTGGAAATAAAGATAACGTTCCATCATTATTAACACCTGGAGAGGCAGTAGTCCCAGCCCCAATGGTTAAAAAGTATGGACCTTTAATCAAGGGAATGATTGCAGATAATATTCCTGGATTTGCAGATGGCGTATTCCCATCAATGCAGGGTGGAACTCAAAGATTCGTTGCTCCATATACAATGTCTGCCCCTGGAAATAAGGCTGGCGGTTTTGGAATGGATCCAGATTTTATAAATCAGCAGGGCTTTATTCAATCATTAAGAAACACTGCTATTGCCTCAGCAGCAGTAGAAGGTGACATAAAATTAACACAAACTGTAATTAATGATATGGCTGAGGAACTAATGCCATATGCAGAGCAAATAACCGATGCCCTTCGAACGACAAAGCAGAGTCTAGTAGACGCAGGAAAACCAGCAAAACATATTAGCGAAATTTTTGCAGAAGCAGAATTAGAAATTAAAAAGATATTGGCATCCATGAAGGCACAAGGTGGAAGAATAGGTAGTGCTGGAGAAGGATTAAGAAAATTTGCATACCCAACAGAACAAGACATAATGTCTGGAGGATATGCAAGAGTTCCTGGCGTAACAGTTGATCCTGCCACTGGCCGTGTTGTCAGAAGTACTATATATAGTAACAAAAAGGGTAAATCTGGATCATTTGACGGAAGGTTAACGTCTGTAAACAAAACACAGCCAATTCAGGCTTCAGGGGTTTTAACAAAAGCACATGTTGTTCCAGAAAATCTTGGAATTATTTCTGGACAGGCACCACTTGAAGGCCGTGCATTAGGACTCCCCATGGAAAAGCAGATGGCAGCAAGACAAGAAATAGAAAGAAAGGGAGCAATAGTTGCTGGAAGAAAATATGCTGCAGCGTATTCTTCAGGCTTAGAGCAGGGTGGACTTCAAGACATTTATGTACAATCACAAGATCGTCAAAGCCCACATCGCCTTGCTGCTCAAGATGGTAGAGATGATGCACAGGCATATGAAAAAGCAAAAAGAAATAAACTTCTAACATATGGAACAACTGGTCCAGTATCAGCAATAGATAAATCTATCAGAAGAAACAATGATAGACGACTAAAAGATCTATCAGCCAACATGTCTGTTACTGGTGGAATGCTTGGAGCATACGGATTAGGCGGAGCGAGTACAGAACAAGACAAGCAGGTAAAACAAAGTACTAGAAATTTACAAGGAATGAACAGCGCCTTAATGTCTGGAACTTTTGCCCTGACATCTATGGCTGCTATGGGGTCTATGACGGGTGGAAAAATTGGGGATTTATCACAACAAGTAATGAAGTACTCTGGAGCGCTATTTGCATTAATGTCTGTTACACAACTACTGACTCAAGCAAAAATAACAGAACTTGCTGCAACAAGAATGTCAGTAGCAAGTAATGCTGTTAAGGCTGCTAGAGGTGGAATGGGTATTGCTGGAAACGGTATATTTGCAAAAACTGGTTTGTTTGGACAGTTAGCAAGAGGTGCCCTATTTGTTAAAAATTTCTTGGGTCCAATTGGAATGGCTATAGGAGTTACGACATTATTAGTTACAGGTTTTAGAAAACTACAAAAGGCACAAGAAGAAGCACAAAGAAAGGTTTTGGCATTTGGAAATGCATTAACTATTACACAAAAACAAATTGACTCTACAGCAAAATATTTTGGAGTAACACCTAAAAAGAGTAACCTTGCAATTGATAATTCGTATCGAGATGAAGCGGCAAAAATGGATCCTGGGCTGGGAGGAAAAATAGATGAATTTAAAGAATCAGATGAATTTAAAAAAGATTATGCAGGAACGGTCAAAGATTTAAAAAATCTAAATGCTGCAGATGCAAAAACAGCATTATTAGTAAGAATACAAAATTTAATAGGACAAGGATATTCAGAGGAACAAATACAAATTATTATTTCATCTTTACAAGAAGCAGCAGGCAAAACAGGAATAAATTTAAACTTTAAAGAAATAAATGTTGACACTTTAAACAAAGATATCCTAGAAGGCCTAAAGCCAAAACTAGAATCTCTATCTAAATTTGCTGGAGGAAAGGGGCTTAATAAGTCATATGTCGCTGGGTATGATCCAAGATCTAGAGGGGTTGTAACAAAAGAAGTTGTAACTCAAACTAAAGAATACTCTGATGCACTAGAAAATGTAGGAATGTCTGTTAGATCTGTGCTAGATAATTTAAGTTTATTGCAAAAAGAAGGAAAAATTTCTGGAGTACAACTTAATGAATCATTCACCATGCTAATGACTAATATAAAACTTCAAGCAGGTGACGCAGCAACTCAAATTTTATTAATGAACAAAGCGTTGGCGGGATTTGAAAATCCAGTTTCCATAGCAGCAACAAAAACAGATGATTTAACTAAAAAAACAAAACTGTTGCAAGCGGCAATGCTAGGAGCACAGATTGATGTTGCAATTCTTCAAGGTTATTTAAATGGAGGCGGCGTCCTTGCGATGGGCGGTGCAGTTGATGGAAGTTATTTTGAAAAACAAATTGATGCCATAATTGCCAAGGCTACAGAACTACAAAACAAGATTGCCAAGTCAGTTTTAGCAGGAACAAAAGTAATTCCAGATGGCTCTACAGAAAAATCTGCTTTGCAAAAACTAAAAGATCAAACAAAAGAACTTCAAACTCAAACAAAAGTATTTAAAGAATTACGTAAAGCAGGTGTTGACGCAGCAACCGCACAAGAAATTGCAGCCAACGTAGACCTAGCAAAACAATTAAACGCAACTAAATTCCTAGGTAACAACTGGAAAAATGCAGTAGCGTCTATTAAAGATTATGGTAAAAAGCAAAAAGAGTTAGAAAAAACAATTGCAGTTGGTGGAGGCGCTGGAGAATATCAACAATATTTATTTAAAAAAGCCGAGGCATTTATTAGTTTACAAGAACATTTAATTGATATGCAATATAAAGACCAACTAAAAAGTATTGATGTCCAAACCAAGGCTTTAGGAAATCAACTTGATAGTATTAAATTACAAGAAGATCAAATTAATGAGAAATTTGATAAGCAAATTGGTGCATTAAATACAATAAAAACACTTAATGAAAATATTGCTAATCAAGAAAAACAAAGATTAACAATTGCAGATGCACTAAGTCGTGGCGATATTTCAGCAGCAGCCGTAGCAATTCAAGAAGCCAGATCACAACAAGCCTCCGCATCCATGGAAGCAGCCCAACAAGGACTCTCAACTGGAAAAGAAAATGCAATTGCATCACTTGGAGCAAAACAAATTCAATTGCAAATTGATGCATTAAATAAACAAAAAGGTGTTATTGAAGATACTATTACACAACAAAAAGAAAGTATTAAATATTTTGGCATGACTGCTGATCAAATCAGAGATGCTGCAAAGGCTCTTGATCTTGCCAATGAAGCAGGAGTTAATATTAATAACGCTACATTTTTAAACAATATACTTAAGGCAGCAACTGGAGATTCTTCTGCCCTTAAAACAGTTATGGTTGATTTACAAACAGAAGCAAGAAATCTATTTGCAGAATTGCAAAATCTTAGAAACGTATTTTTAACCACTGGCGGTGGCGCAGGTGGGGTAGGAGCAGGTCCTGACGGGGGGCCAGGAGCCGATCTGGGCGCTGCCGTAGTTGTTGGTACTGGTACAACCAAAAAAACATCTACAAGCGTTACAGTCAAGAGCGGACAAACCTTGTCTAGTATTGCTAAAGCCAACAAAACAACTGTTTCTGCAATTCTTGCAGCCAATCCAAAATTTACACAAGATTCAAAATACAATGGTGGAAAGACAATTTTTAGCGGTACAAAAGTTAATATTCCAGGGAAGATGTATGGCGGTATAGTTGCTGGTAATGGCATGTTAGATAAAGTGCCTACCATGCTTACCCCAGGAGAATTTGTAGTTAATAAAAATGCAGCAAAAAGGTTTGGCCCATTGCTAACATCTATTAACGAGTCAAAATATCCTGGATCAATGTCTCCAATGTCATCATCAAAACTTATGGCCATGAGCACTAATTCTATTAATAATAACTCTACCTCAGTGTATAATTATAGTTTAAAGGTTGATGCTAGCGGCACTTCTGCAAATCCAAATGATATTGCAAGAATAGTTATGGCTCAAATTAAAAATGTAGATTCACAAAGAATTAGGGGGAATAAATACTAATGGCCAATTCAGCATATTTAGATGGTAGAAGAAAATACGGTGCCCCGCAAGCAATACTGTGGTCTAAAAATTCAGGAACTCTAGTTGATGGATTTTATTATCCAGATGGCTATGAATCAGGAGCAGACTTTCAAGATGCCCTAGAATCAGAAAGAGCAACCTTTTTAATATTATCAGACCATAATAGATCAGAGTTATCATTTGCATCTGAAAGAATTCAAAATAGACAAAGAATGATTAATGGAAATATGAGGGCATATAATATTGCTGATAAAGTTGTACTCTCTACTTCTTGGCAAATGTTGCCATCTAGATCATTTAAACAATATCCAAACTTTGATGCAACTGGTCAAACCGAAATAACTGGTCAAGATCAATACACGGTCGATGGTGGAGCAGGTGGGCTAGATTTATTAAATTGGTATAACAATAACCAGGGTCCATTCTGGGTATTTTTGGCGTACGATCAATACGTCAATCAAACTAAGTATAGTCAAGTAATTCAGATGTATTTTAAAGATTTTTCATATTCTGTTATTAAGAGAAATGGTCTTAATGGAAAAGATTTATGGAACATTAATGTTGTTTTAGAAGAGGTATAGTGTGTTCCAAAATGGAGACCTAGTCCAATATTTAACAGAGTCAAATGATGTATTCATGAGATCTGTCATTTTATCAGAGTGGAATATGAATGTACCAGGAAATATTAAAACAATAGGCAACTATCGATACAGACCAAACGAGCCAACAAGTTTATATAAAAACATTCCAAATACTTTTGACCAAGAGGATAATGGAAATTATTATAACGACGCAACGTTGTCATATGAGCAAATACAGAACACCTATGATATTGATGACACTTTGCAAATTTTTAAATCACAAGACCAAAAAAGATCTTTATATTATTCTTTAGAGGATTGTCTTAAGCCGTTTAGACCACGATCTGGTATAAACAAAACAACATATTTTAATAATAAATATCTTCCTACAAATACAGTCTTTGGAAATAATTCTCCAAGGTACTACATGTCTTCTAGATATGACGATTTCAAGTACTGGACATCTTATAGAAAAGAAGAGGGGAAAGAAAGGGGTATTGCTAAGGTTAAAGTTAACAACATTAACTATATAGACGATGCCTGCCCGTTTGTTGTTTATAAGGACAGCGTTCCTTGTAATAGAATTGTAATTAAAATGCAAACCAACGTTGGATACACAGACAAGGGATCTTTTAATACTATCACAGAAATACGTCAAGACCCCTTTTATGGAAATTTAAATAAAACAACCCCAGACAGATTTAAAGTTCAAGTATTAAAAAATAATAACTGGATTGATATTTTAGATATCAATCAAAACTCTAGGCGTAGTGATAATTCAGATATTATTGGTCCGAATGGATATTTAGAAATATTTTATTCAAATAATGAATGGTTTTTAAACTCTGAGGTTATCGATTATTCAACACCATTTGTAACAGAACTGTCTAACCCTTTAAAAACCACTAAGTCAGATGGAACATTTTTTTATAACGAGTTTGACTATATAGATGGAATAAGAATTGTAGTAATGTCTATGAACAAATTTGATTCAACTTTTGATTTAATTGAATTATCTCCCAGACTTGTTGTAAATATGTCAAATAAAATACTTGATTTTAAAATTAACAAAACTCTATCAGATTTATCACAAGGCGCAATTCCTGTAGGACAGTTACTTTCATCTACAGGAGATGTGACAATTTTTGATGAAGATTTTGCTTTTAATGAAAATAACAGTAATAGCATAATTAAAAATTATTTAAATAAAAATATTAAGTTTGTTTTTTATGAAAATATCTATAACGGCGATTTATCCGTTAATTATTTTGTTCCAATTAAAACATTGTACTCTGACAATTTCCCACAAACAGGAAACGATGGATCTTCCGTCTCTATTACTTTGCGTGATTTTTATTTTTATTTTGAGTCAATTACAGCACCAAGAATTTTATTAACAGATGTATCTTTAAGTTTTGCAATATCAACAATTTTAGATTCTGTTGGGTTTAGTAATTATACCTTTAAAAGGTTAGGATCAGAAAAAGACCCAATTATTCCTTATTTTTTTGTTGCCCCAGAACAAAGTTTAGCCGAGGTTTTAAATCAACTTGCTATCTCAACTCAGACTGCTATGTTCTTTGATGAATACAATAATTTTGTTATTATGAGTAAAAATTATGTTATGCCAGAACAGAATGAGAGGGCAACTGACTTAAAATTAATTGGCAGTAATAACCAGTCTACTGTAGGTACAATTAGAAATAAATCAATAACAGATCAACTTCCAAATATCATTTCTATATCGTCTCAAGATAAAAAAGTATATAACGATGGGAAAATTAACTATACGTCACGATACATTCAAAGATCATACGGTACAGTAAAGCAGAGTGCATTAGTAGATCAAGAAAAAACCTGGATATATAAGCCAGCATTACTTTGGGAAGCCTCTGGAGATGACTCAACAAAAACAATTAATGACAAAGTGTCTAAACAATCAAACTTTTTATTGGCTGCATTGCCACTTAATTCTAACCTAGCAAACACTCCTCCAGTTGTTGAGAATGGAACAGTAATAAATAACACCTTTGATGTTGGTGAAAATATATATTGGATAAGTCGTTATAAAGGGTATTTTTATTCTAGCGGGGAAATAATCAGATATGATGCTGTTGAGTATAATATTTCTGGCACTGGAAATGTATGGATCTCTAGTAATCAAGAATATCAGGACTACTTTAGTAATTTGCCTTTTAATGGAAAAATATATCCAACTGGATTAATTAGAATCCTTTGCAACCCATATTACGAAATCATAGATGGAGAAACTAGAATAAAAAATGGACCAGTGTTTGAGCACGGCAGAGGGCAATTTGGGACACCAATAACTTTGCATACATCTGGACTGTCAACTGATTGGACCAGTGATACAAATCTTCGTGGATGCAACATGAAATCTAGTTTGTTGTTTAACGTTAATTCTGAAATAGAGTATCCTATAAATCTTACAGAAGGGGCTGCTGGAGTAAACAATCTTTTGGCTAAGAAGTCTTCCAGAACTGGAATAATTAAAAACTTTATGGCAACTAACTATTCAACAGAAACTGAATTAAACAGTTTGCTATCTACTCAAAGCGGAACTATTCAGTCCTCTGCTCTTGTTATGTCTGGTCCATCTTTTGAGTCTGGGGTGTCACCATTAGATTTTATATCATATGTTTATAAACCATTAAACAACTCATTTAAAAATTTTGGCACAAGAATGAGAATTATTGGAAGAGTTGAAAATAGTCAAGACAGACTACAAACCCCATCTGGCAGCACAACCTATTACCAATTGCCAGTTACACAGCCTAATCAAAATGCAAACATTGGCGGTGGTTCTGGAGGAATGGGAATTATGGTAAACCCAGAAACCAATAACGGATACTATTTTGAAATTGTTGCTCTTACAGAAAAAAATATAGAGTCATATATGAAGATTCGTCCTGATGGCTCCACAGACATCAATTTATACAATATTGTATTTTATAAAATTAAAAAGGATAGTTCTGGAAATGCGGTTCCAATTAGGATGTGGTCTGGTTTGTCTAGCATCTTGGTAGATGATGGAAGATTTACTGGTCAATATAGATTGGCTGGAGAGGAGAATCCTACAGTATACGATCTATCTGTAGAGTATGTAGATATTGGAACTACAAGAAAATTTTACTTATATGTAAATAATAAAATGGTTGGTATTGTCGATGATACAGAGCCACTAACAGCCTACAATAATATGTGTTTATTTGTACGAGGATCATCAAAATGTATGTTTGAAAATATTTATGCTTTAGGTAAAAACTATTCACAAAATACAGTCTTTGATGTAGCGGGGCCAATATCTGCTATATTCGGAGATACAAAAATTAACGCTAATGATTCTTTTAAAAAATATGCACTTAGCGGTGTTATTCAGTCTACATATTTACAAGGAGTTTCTGGGGTTCAGCCACCACAATATAATCTATACTATGATGAATTTGGCTCTATCTTTAGAGAGGTTTCTTATTTTGATATTAAATATGACAAGGCCTTCCCAGCACTATATGCACAAATCTCTCCAACTCCAAGCACAATTAAAGGGTATGTTGTTTCTGGATTTCAGGCAGACTCCTATGGTGCAGAATTTTTAGTATTTAATGCAACTGACTCTGCTCTAAACTTAGATGAAACTAGTGGAAATTATTTAAGAATTCAGGGAATAACTTTTACTCAAGACACTACATATACATTTTCAGTTGATGATTATTTTAATAAAAAGTCTAATTTTATAGAAGAAAATAATTTAGACAATACTACGGCTAGATCATCTTTATTTGCCATAAAAGATTATAATTATATTAAACAAAGCAGGCTAAACCATGGCATAAATAGTTTTTCTTTAGAAACTCCATACATACAAACCTCAGCAGATGCAGAAAGTTTATTAGGATGGATTATTGAAAAATCTATGAGGCCTAAAAAAATGGTAGGAGCCAACATATTTTCATTACCCATACTTCAACTTGGAGACCTTGTTAATGTTGACTATGTAAAAGATGATGTTGATATTGTCTCTAGCCCAGATACACAGTTTGTTGTTTATAGTATTGAATACTCCAGAAAGAGTTCTGGCCCAGAAATGACAGTATATTTGGCGGAGGTGTAATATGGGTGCCTTAGACTCCGCAAACTGGGAAAGACATGCTGCTGCAAAAACTTATACTCCCGCTACTCCAACCCCACCACCACAAAAACAGTCAATAGAAAAATACACAGTTCAAAAAGGAGATACCCTTTCCAAAATTGCTAAAGATGCTGGCATATCTTTAAAAGAATTAAAAGATTTAAATCCTAAATTTACTTCAGATCCAAAATACAAAAATGGAAATATGATTTGGTCTGGAACAAAAGTAAATCTGCCTGGACAACCAATTGAGCCAGCAGGAAAATATGAACAGCCAAATAACAATAATAACAATGATGGCAATGATTTTAATGGAAATTTTGGTGGGTACTCTGCATTTGTAAATCCAATACCGCAATTGCCACCACCACCGCCACCCCCAACCACAGTTAAAATAAAAACTGCAACACCAGAGAATATACTATGGGACCCAACAATAATGCCTGTAGAGATATTAACTGATCTTATTTTTGAAGATATTGGTGGGCAAGAGTTGTTATCACTAATTAGACATGATACGGTGAGTGGAGATAGCGTATCTAATCAATTAATTAAAAATTTAACGTTTTTAAATCAGGAGTATTCTTCTAAAAATATACTTGGCTTACAGAACACATCTGACAAATATTTTTCTAACTTTAGCATTAAACTTGACTCTAAAATTCCAGTCAACGGCTCTGGCCCATCTGGATCAAACATTTACGTTGACTCCACTACTCAAGATGTAGTGATAGACCTAGTAAATATGGAAATAGACGAAAGACTAGAAGTTCAAATAAGCATAGGTGGTACAATATATAGTATAACTCTTGGGGTGATAGAATCATGATAACTAATACTGGTAAGTATATTATTGCAAAATATTTATTGGGTCAAACACCAGCATATGCTTCGTATATGGCCTTGGGCTGTGGCTCTAAACCCCTAGACACTACGGATACTCCAGAAGATTTTTCTGAAAAGCAAAATCTTGATTTTGAAATGTTTCGTATTCCAATTAGTTCGAGGGGATACGTTGTAGAAAATGGTCAGTCTAAATTAGTATTAACTGCAGAGTTGCCAACAGAGGAAAGATATGAAATATCTGAGGTAGGAATATATTCTGCTGGTGCAAATCCAAGCGCTTCTGCAAATGACAGTCGACCTGTTCTTGTTTTTTCTCAAGGTGAAAATTGGCAACATATTACCCCTTCAGCAGCAAGCGATATTGAAAGAATTACAGTCCCCCTAGATTCTGCACTTTCTAATAATGTTATAGATACTACATCCAAGGTTTTTGAAACTAATGCAGACAATAGAATTTTTTATAATACTAATAGAGTAGATAGATATGAAAGATGTAGGTATTTTAATAATATTATTATTCTCCGTGGAGACTCTTCTACAATGACTACATCCTCTGGACACCTTGTAGTTGGATCTAATCCAGAATATATAAAGACAAGTGGGATGTCTGTAAATTTTGAAAAAAACTCTCCATCAGATGAGTTACGTCTTGCATTTTCTGTAATAAATAAAGATGGAGATTCTTTATCAGTACCAGATACAGTTAAGATTATTGTAGAATTTACAAACAGCACAGACAGTGGAAAATTTGCTAGGTTTGAAACTTTAATAGACAATGGAACAGCCAGTGGCCAACATGATTTTGCAAATAATAGATACTGCGTTGTAACAAAACAACTTCAACAGTTATACAGGTCGTTAACCTTTTCTTGGACATCGGTAGATACTGTTAACGTTTATGCATCAGTAGTTGACTCAGGCTCAGTGTCAAGTAATTTTTATGTAGTGTTAGATGCTTTAAGATTTGAAAATTTGAATACTCCAAACCCACTCTACGGATTAGTGGGGTATTCAGTAATTCAAAACGATACAGCAAAAACTATTATTAAGTCAACCAACACTAGTAATTATGTTGAATTTAAATTTAATATAGGTGTTGGATAATGGCAGATATTGGTATAAAGAAGGTTATAATAAAAAAATCAGACTTGCCAAGCCCTGTTGGAAATAACACAACCCTAGACTATAATATAAGATATAGGGTTATCTCAGAAGATCAAAATAGGTTTTCTCACTGGTCTCCAATTACTACACTTACCGTAAACAATACAGGCGATGAGACTGGATTTGACCCAAACAATATTGTTGCTACAAACATTCCGTACAGCATTAATATAAATCATCAAGCACATACGGCGTCTATTTCTTGGACTATGCCCTCATTATTAATTGCTGACCCGTCACCAGAAGAGCAAACTTTACAATTGCAACAAGCAGCAATATCAGAATTTGACGTGTATGTACAGTGGAAAACTGGGTCTGCACTAAGTAGTTGGATTTGGGTCGGTAAATCAACTGGAACTAGTCATTCTCTGTCCTATCCACACGGACATGGCGCACCAGATGAGATTAAATTTAGAATTCAAAAGGTAACTATTATAAAGGGTCCATTTGATTCAGCAACATATTTAATTAGCACTTCAGAAAACCTGTAATGCTATAATAGTATAAGGAGAAAAATGGCAAAAATACCACTACCAGAAAGAGGTCAACCTTTAGATTTGACCTATATAAATTCATTAGCCGATGCAGTTAATACTCTGTACAATCAGGTATCTGTAAGCACTTCTAACTATGCTTCTATTGATACAACCAGCCAAGATAAGATTAACCTAAAAACATCTGAGATAGGCTTAGTTGCAGGTCGTGTAGAGGTATATAATAATGCTACCGTAACTGTTGCACAAGAAAAAGATTTTTCATATAATTTTACTAATAATTTTAAGTATGCCCCTATTGTCACAGCAACTCCAGTAAACGTGGGTAATACTCCAGCAGGTAAAAATGTTTCAGTAATTTTAAAAAATGTAACTACTTCTCGTGTTGAGGGAGTTGTAAGATTTGGAAGCGCTGGAGATTTATCTTTGTGGGTAAATCTAATTATAGTGGGCGTTCCCAATTAATGCTTAAATGCTCAAGATGTAAGTCTAGGATGTTTCTTGATAGGCAATATAGTCGACCAGAACATTTAGAAGTTTTTTGTTTAACCTGTGGAAATAGAAAATTTTATAATCCACCATCAGCGTCAAGTGAGGGAGCATGGCTACTTCAAAAGGAAATATTGAAAGCCAAGAGTACAATCAGTCATCTATAATTAAAGGTAGCAGGGCTGTTTGGTTTTTAAATAAAGACCTAGTCAGAGTTCACCACTACAATAGATCAGACGGAACAATTGCGCTATACAATATTATTAAAAATAAACTTGAACTTTGTTTTATCTTAGACTTTAAAAAAAATAGAGAAAAGGCATACACTATAGCAGAAACTGCTAAACTTGTCAATAGACATAGAAAGTATATGCCAAGTCTAATAAGACGAGGAGTGATTCCTCCTCCGCTTGGATGTTCTGAAAATGGAAAGCGTGGTTTTCAAATTAGAGCATACTACTCTGAAAGTCAAATAAAAGAGATCCGTGATATACTTGCAAGTATACATATTGGGCAACCAAGGAAAGATGGTTTGGTAACAAATAATATGACGCCAACAAAACAAGAGTTGACAAGAAAAATGGGCGATGGTATACTTACTTATACAAAAACTGAAGATGGAAGATTTATTCCAGTCTGGAACGAATCAATAAACTAGTTGTTGGGAGACAATAATGAATAACGAAGAAACAAAAATAAATGTTACACTGGGTTATACTTTAAATTTAGGAAATTTTCAATCTTTAAGATTAGATCTTGGCGTTGTTGATAATCGCAAAGAAGGCGAAAATATTAGCGATGCTTTTGAAAGAGTTTATAGTTTTGTTGAAAATAAACTTGCAGAAAAAATCAAAGAGGCTAAAGTAGAAATTTCTGAGTAATGGCTGAACGCAAAGAGCGTATGGCTTTGTTAAGTCGTTATAGCAAATTGCACACTGCTAAATACGAAAAAAAGCCTATGCTAAACTTAAATGTAGAGCAGTGGGCTGCGGATGCCCTTGTAGAGTCTTACGGAATTGGAGAATGTTATGATCTATTGGATTATTATTTTAATGTTTCTATGTCCCCTTCTTGGAATTACTTTGCGTACAATTGTGAGAAAATATTACAAGCAAAATTAGATAAAATTAAAGATGATCAAGACAGATTAGAAAGACGAAGATTAGCAAAGGAATGGTTAAGTGAATAATACAGAGGCTAAATTAATATCTGCTTTATTAGGCGATAAACAAATGCACGTTTTGTTACAAGCAAATGTAGAAAACTTACTAAGAACTCATACTGACCTGTGGGCATTTATTAGAAAATATCACGAGGTAAATAATTCAGTTCCTCCATATTCTTTAATTGTAGAAAAATTTAGAGACTTTCAAATTGTCGAAGGTGTTGGTGCTACTAAGTATCACTTAGAAGAATTACAGTCAGAATATCTAAATGATAGTTTAAAGGATATATTAAGATCTGCTGCATCTGATGTTCAGAATGGTAATGGCGATAATGCCCTTAACGGATTAATAACTAAAACATCTGAATTGAAAAAGAATACTGCAGCAATTAAAGATATTGATGCAACAGATTTAGAATCTGCTATTGCATACTATACACAAATGCAAAAAATGAGAGAAACTGGAAGCATTGGAATTAAAACAGGTTTGCCAGGATTTGACAACTATCTCCCATCTGGAATTATGCCAGGACAACTTGGTGTGTTTTTAGCATATCCAGGAATTGGCAAATCTTGGCTTGCTCTTTATTTTGCTGTTCAAGCATGGAAACAAGGACGATCACCACTTATAATTAGTCTTGAGATGTCAGAGGTTGAAGTTAGAAATCGCATCTTTGCTATTATGGGCGAAGGCGTTTGGTCACACAGAAAGATAAGCAATGGCGAAATAGAGTTAGATATGCTAAAGTCTTGGCATAAAAAACATGTTGCTGGAAAGCCAGAGTTTCACATTATTTCAAATGATAGCGGTGGAGAAGTAAACCCATCTGTTGTACGTGGAAAGATTGATCAATATAAGCCCGATTTTGTTATTGTAGATTATTTACAACTAATGTCTCCAAACCAAAAATCTGACAATGAAACGGTACGAATGAAGAACCTCTCAAGAGAACTTAAACTCATGGCTATTAGCGAAGAGGTTCCAATCATTGCAATTTCTTCCGCTACTCCAGATGATGTTACTAATCTCAATACCGTCCCAACACTTGGACAAACTGCTTGGTCTAGACAGATTGCATACGATGCTGACTGGGTCCTAGCCCTCGGTAGGGCAACTAATAGCGATATTATTGAGTGTGCTTTTAGAAAGAATCGTAATGGATTTATGGGAGACTTTTTAGTTCAGGTTGATTTTGACAAAGGCTATTATAGATATAAAGATTTTGAGGATG